TTGCCTTCAAGACCTTCTGTTTCTATATCAAAGATAACCTTTTTAAAACGGTGATGGGCTATTTTGTTGGGGAGAGAAATCAGATTCTGTTTCATATAGTCTTCCTGTGTCCGAATTATATTGTAGGCTACAAGCAAGTCCGGTATCCCCTGTGTATCTAGACTTTAAAACTCTTACCCTTGTTGTGTTTGCTTCTTCTGGATCATCTGCCTGTTGATTTCTTTCAAGTGCTATAACACAATCAGAAAGCTGTGATATTCCTTGTGATCCTTTTAGATGAGATAGAGATACTTCAATGCCTTGCTCATGTCCTTTCTCACCTGCTGCTCTTCTTAGATGTGAAACAAGAATCATACCTACTCCTGTTTCTTCTACTAAAGATCTTAGGCGATTCATTAAGCTATCAATACCTCTTCTTTCATCACCTTCTGTCATTACATTTACTAACATATGTAAGTGATCTACTACTACCCATTCACATTCGCAACCTACTATTATGTATCTTAGTTTAGAAAATATTTCATCAATGTTTGTTGCGCCAAGATGAGCATGGATAAATACTCTACCATCTTCTATCACATTGTCAAACATTTGTTCTAATTCTTCATTAGAATAGTTAGCTCTTTTCTCAGATAAATAGATTCTATCATTAGCTTCAATAGAAACTATTCCGTCTGCAGTTCTAAGCCAGTTCTCTTCTAGAGCTACAATGCCTACATTGTCTTTAGTATTTTTAATTAGCCAATGTTCTAGTTCTCTAGTGACACTTGATTTACCTAAACCTGTGCCTCCAGTAAGAGTAACTAACTCTCCTTTGCGCATACCATATAGTTTTTTATTCAAGCCTTCCCACGGATAAGGAATACTTTCTTTGTCTTCACGCTGTAACCAATCGTTCTTTTTACTAGATAACTCTAGGATACCTGATGGTGTGTATGTTTTTGATTCCCACCAGGCTTTGGTAAACTCTTCATACTTGCCTTGCTTGAGCATATCATTAGCATCTTTATAGCCAGTAGGAAAAGACATGATCTTTGTTTTGTTTGGTTTTAGTATTCGGGCTACTTGTCTTGCTGCTTTTTGTCCTGCATCATCATTATCAAATGCAAGTACTACATTCTCATAAGCCTCTACAAACTCTATGCTTTCTCTAATATCTTTTACAGCAGAGGCGCACCCACGCTTGAGAGATACTACTGCCCATTTACCTCCAAACATTTCATGAACGGCCATAGCATCACATTCTCCTTCTGTAATTGTAAGATACTTACCGCCTGTGTTTCTATATAGCTGTTCTCCAAATAAACCTGTGCCTTCAAAGTTACCGCCTGAGTAAAACTTTTTAGTAGAAATCTCTCTGGTTTTAGTAGCGACTACTTCGTTATTATTATAGTAAGGATACACATGTTTATTGTTACTAGATAATACTCCAAAAGCTTTAGCAGTTTTAAGACTAATCTTTCTATCTTCTAGCGCATTGTATGAGCCTTTATAAGAATGAAGAAAAGTATTTTTATCTGTAGGTAATGCGCTTACTGTCCTATGCGCCATGCCTGTATATGTATTATATGATTCTTTGCCTGATGTTCTTTTGTTACAACCGAAACAATATGTGTGTCCATCATCATATAGTGTGTTGTTGTCTTTACTGCCGCAGGCTTCGCATGGAATATGCTTTACAAATTTGCTTTCTGGTCTTGTCATTATTGTTCCCCAATATTTTTAGAAAGTCTAGATACCCTATAACAAACAAGAGTCTAAGGAGTACTGTATAGGGTATCTAGGATAACGATTTATTTGTTTGATTTCACTTTTTCTTTGTTAGCTCCCTCCTCAATTTTTTTAATTTCTTCACCTATTAAAAAACATCCATGATTAATTTCCCATTGTGCTGACTCTAGTGCATCAATAGCTTTAGCTTTCCTTTGATTAGCTAATTGTAATTTTAAAAAGAGTCTTTGTCCTTCGCCTTCTGGCAAATCTTTCATAGTATATTTCTTTTTATTTAAAGTTATGTAGGCTTCTTCACTCATTCTTAAAAGTCCTCATCATCATACATACCAGTTCCATCTGGCTCATTATATTCTACTAACTCAATAAGCTGTAAGGCTCTAAGATCTCTGCCTTTACCTGCTTTACCTTGATAGTTCCATGCGTATTCTTTGTATTGTACTTTGACTGTAGATCCATTACCAATGTTAGGTAAGCTATCAACACGCTTACGGTTTTCATCAACCAGTATTGGTCTAGCATTTTGTCCGCCACCTTTTCTATCTACATTTCTTTTGAAATGAATGAATCTACCAAAGTCTTTTTCTTTAACAGGATGTCCTCTGTTTTCAAAATCAGCTAAAGTTTCATCATCTAATACTAAACTAACTTCCCATTTAGAATCAAAAGTAGTATTAGGAGTAGTGACATTTGTGTAATAGGCGCGACCTGTAACTTCGCCAACACCACTTGCAGGATTAAAAGTATTTTCTGCCATTTTTATTTTACCTCTTCAGTTTATGTTACATTTAAATTAAAAGACATTTCACAATTAGATTGTAAGCTATCTTTAGCTACAAATTTTAACTGAGAAACATACGATTGTACAGCTTTTTCTAATCTAGAAGGTGCGTTATTTGAATTAACATTTGATATAACTGCGTTGCCTTGTTTATTTACATCAAAGAAAACTTCTAGTTTATAGTTACCTTTGCGTCTTACTTTGTTTACAGCTTTTTGAATTACAGTAGTTTTATTTTGTTTCCCGGATTCTAAAACATAATTACATTCTTCTTGCTGATAAGTTTCTATTGGTATGGGATCTCTAACATCTTCTATTGGTTTAGGAATTTCTATTGTTTCAACTGGCTCTTCTGAGTTTAAAGAGATTTGCATTTCTTCTAACTCTTGCATAATAAAATTTATTTGTTCTTGAAATGACTGATCATTAGATTGACTTTGATTTACTAAATCGTTCAATCTGCTCATGTCTTCGTTCAACTTAGCTATAAAATCTTTAATACTTTTTTTAGACATCTTAACTTCATACTCAATAAATCTTTTATTATCTTCAATAGAAATGTAAGCGTTCCGTAATTCAGTAGAAGATATTGCTGATCTTGATATTGCTCTGACATCAAAGATTTCTTTTTTCAAATCATTTATTTGTTGCCCTAAAATATTAATAGCGTTTTCATCTTCTTGAAATTTATTATCTACTCTGTGCTGCAATACAAGTAGACTACCAAACATTATGGTTAATACAATACACGCTGTAATAAAATTATTTTTCATTTTAAATTCCTCCTATCATTATAGTGTTTACTTAGTTCTGCAAAGTTATTAATTTCAGGAAAGCGTTTTAAAAATTTCATAATCCATTTATGCGTCATGAAAGAAAGGTATCTTGTTTTTCTAGCCATGTAATAGTCTAGTTCTGGGACAAGCTGATCTATATTATCTATAGAGACTTGTGAGGCTTCTTCTTCGTTCAATAGCGTTTTCATCCATTCAACCTGTAAGTGCTTTGCTTTTTTTCTTAATGTTTTAACTTTCTTTGCGTTCAATATAGTTCTCCTTTATCTATATAGGATTATAAAAGAAGTGAAAGGGGAATGTCAAACTCCCCATATCACAACTAAGACTACTAATATTATCCAAACAGATAATGGTAATGCTTTGATAAAATTTTCTTTGTCTTTATCTTTCATAGATATACACATCATATCTTGCAGCATCTTCCAGTCTACACTCGCGCCAGTTTATATATCCATTTGGGCTTGTGTACTTATGTAGATTAGGATTCTTTTCTCCAAAGCGTCCATGTAGTTTTACATAAAGTTTCTTGGATAAATATTTATTAACAAACTTGACAGCGTTTCTAACTCCTTCAAGTTTATATTCTCCAAGTGTATCTCCTTTGTGAACGGTCATTACATATCTATCAGTTCTTTTTTTCTGTTTCATTTTTACTCCTTCTATTTAGTTCGTTTAATATTTTAATTTTAATTTTAGGTTTAGTTCTCTCATCATTATACAAAGATAATAATTCTTTTTCAGATATTGCTTTCATGTAAAAATGTTCAACATGAATTTTTTTAGTAGCTCTATCTGATTTTTTAATACTAGGTTTTAATTTTGTTGGCATCTGTTCTCCTTATTTTTTCAAAGCTTTGGCCATGCTATCCCAACCTTCAATATCTTTTTTCAATTCCTGGAATAAGGGCTCTCTCAAGTCTTTAAGTAACTCCATAGCGTTCTCAAGTTCTGCTATGTGTGTTTCATGCGCTAAAGATATATCATTCTCAATAGCCCATAGCGTTCCTTTGATTATTCCATAAATGTAATCTATCTTTTCTATTTCATTCATCTACACCTCCTCTATGTCAAAGTCTATGTGCCTACTTTCAGTAGCTATATGATTTTGCAACCAAGCCTTTGCACTCTCTAAATCTATGTCCATCACTTCCGTTGTAAAACTTGCAGTTAGCGTAAATTCTTTTTCTTCAATCATCTTCTTTTCCCTCCGTTCAATCAAGCAATACCATATACGCATCAGGTTCGTGTTTAATAAACCAATCCAAACCTTTGCGCATAGTAGCATAATCATTAATCCATTCAGCACCCATGATCGTATCATAAACTGCAACTGCATCAGCAGGTATGGTAATTTTTTCACCAGTAAATCTATTGGCTACTTCAACAGGTTCTGTATCCATTACTCTGCATTTAAAAGGTAATTCACGCTTTGTCATTTTCTATCCTCCTATTTCTTTCTGCATTTAAGTTTACAACATTATCTAATTCTTCTGAATAAATCTCTGTTTCATCATAGTGAAATTCCCAATCTTGTTCTTCCATATAACCCATTTCTTCGGCATCTTCCCAATCTTTTGCCATTACATAACACTCTTCGTAAACTACAGTTCTTCTTTCCAATCTGTATTCTTTTAATTTACTCATCTATATACTCCGTTAGTTCTTTAGCTAATCCGTTCAATCTATTTGAAATCCAATACAACTTTTTATCGCCTTTGAAAACTTTCTGTTCTAATTGTGTTTCTTTATTTTTTTTAGCAAGTACTTTAAATGCCCTAACAAAATGAACAATATCCATATCAAGTATATTTATATTGCCATCACTTGATGATTCATATTCAAAAAATTCTTGTATATCAAAATGGATTCTTCCAGTTTCACACATTTGGTTTATCTCTAATAGTTTTTTAAGTTTCATTTGTACTCCTTAGTGTTGTTAAAAATTCTGGGTAGTTTTGATAAGTAGACTACCAACTACTGGTATGTTTACCTCAACAATGTCAACGAACAGGAAGTGCATTGTATCTTCCGTATCCTTTTGGTAAACTCTCCTCTCATACTATTAAACTGGTAGGAATCCAACATTCTTCTTTTTGTTTTATGCCTTTTAAAATATGAGCGACCACATCTACAGTCCACCCATTGCCTAACATTTTGTATCTCTGAGTATTTGATACTCCTTCTGTGTATCCGTCTGGTACTGTTTGCAATCTCTCACACTCAAGAGGTGTAAGTTTTCTCCAAGTTAATTCATCAACAATTACTTTAGGCTCTCTATGACCACCACCCATTGTTGTAAGTGTTGGTGCTTTGCCTTTCCTACTGTAAACTCTTTTGATTATGTCATGTCCTTTTAAGTCTGCTTCGCCTACTTGAATACAAGCACCGAAACCTGCTTTTAATTCTGGAACACGCACAACTACATTATCTTTTTGAACAGTAGTAAGTGAGTTTGTTTTATCATCAGGTCGGAGTTCTAATTGTTGTTTAATCTTTCCGTCTTTATCATAGCGACCACGAATAGCACCGCCTTTATTATTGAATACTAATTGTCTTCTGTGTTTTTCAAAGTAACTTTTAAGATTGCCACCCTTAAAATAATTAGCATCAAGGCAATGTGATTTTTCTCTATCTGTTACTCCGTCCTCTAGAATATCAGCAAGTATAATTCCTTTGTCTTTGGGCATATCAAAAGGTATGTTAGTCCAATATAATCTGTGGCGATTCTGTGCGCTAACTAAATTTGAATTGATTGCTACTGGTTCAACTCCAAGATACTCGCTGATAACATCCTGACTTTCTTTTTTCATTCGCACATTTTCAAGTAAGAAATATTTTGGTTTGAGTATCTTTAAGACTCTGACGAAATCAAAAAACAATTTACTTCTTGAGTCTTCAAAGTTTAGATTTTTACCCGCAAAAGAAAATCCCTGACAAGGTGAGCCACCCATAACCAAATCAATTCCTATTTCTTTTCTGATAACTTTTAATCTCCAATCTTCAAGCTTGGTTATATCTCCCATTTGTATTGTGAATGGGAAGTTCTTTTTAGTTACTTTGATTGCCCATTTATCAATCTCACTAGCGTGATAAATTCCTATTGGTACTCCTGCTTTTTTTAATGCCAACTGACCACAAGACATACCATCAAATAATGAGAATACATTTAGAGGTTTCATATTATCTTCTCTCCAACATTGAGAAAGGTACTCTGTAGCTACCTTCGTTTTCTATATCAACAACTGCTTTTTTGATTGCAACTTTAGTAACAACTCCTTTTGAGCGTTTAGTTTTTTGAACAACCCATACTTCATCACCAACATTGATTTTTGATTTAGCGTTCAATGTCATTGTGTCATGAATCAAATCAATCAATCCGTTGTAATCATCAATAGAAAAGTTTGAATTATAAATTTCTGTTCTGAGTTCGTGTATTTGCATTTTAATATCTCCTTAGTTTTATTAGTTAATTTTAATTTAAATTGTGACTGAGTGCAAATTTATTTTTGCGTTCAATCATTCGTTCAATCTTGTTCAGTCCTGTTCTTCATAGTCCTTCCAATCGTAACCACGATTTCCGTAATGATAAAAACTTGTTCGAAGGTGTCCATCTTCATCTATAAATTGTGCTGTAAACTGAATACTCAATAGACTCTTAACCTCTGCCACATACCAAGATTTTTGTTGAGCATAAGTAACTAACACTTTGTTTGTCTTTGGTTTTCTTGATTGTTTCATTGTGTCAATCCTCTTTCTTTTAATACTGTTCTTATCCTCTGACCATGCGAAGGATAAACAACAACTTTGATTTTCTTATCCCAACAATGCCTACAAGCTTTGCATTGTCCTTCTTGATCTTGAGCGTTGCATTTCATAAATGATTTAGGCAAAGATTTGATATGGAAGTTTGGCGCAATGGTGCTTGTGTTTTTTCCTGTGACTGTGTGACCAACTACAGAATCAGAAGAAAATCTGACAACGACATTTGGCAATGCGTTTAATCGTTCAATCACGCTTGCAAACTTTGGGAATTTGTATTGCCTTGTTGGAATCCAATGTCTGCAATGCGGAGTCGCTTTACATATCTGATATATTTTCTCAGCTAATTTCAAATGGTACATATCGCCAGAATCAAACCAACGGAAATATCTACAATTCAAATCTATATATTCAATCATTTCATCTGCAAAGTTTTTTCTCTTCCAATCTTGTTGGTTATGTTGTCGTACCTTTTTAACATTTGAGAATCTGTAGTTCCCTTCTCTGGCATAACAACCTTTGCAAGCGTCAACATAATTTCCGTTACTGTCAAAACTTGCAGGACAACTTCCTCCTTCGCTTGGGTGTCCTGCTTGTGTTGACCAAGAAAAAATACTGCCCATCTTTTTGGTGTTAGATATTTTTATCATTCGTATTGCTCCCAAATTTGGTGATAGATTTCCATAACAAAACCCTCAAACTTTGGAGCGTTTCTTTCTTCTAAATCTGGGTGTAGCTTGGTCGCTATGTCATATGCTTTTTCATATGTAATTTCATTCATCATTTCGTTTATATCATCTGGTGAATACATTTTGATTTTCCTCCGTTCAATAATAGTTTATGTCTTGCTCTACATATTCAACTTTCCATTCGTCAATATCTCCTGCGTTTAGGTCTCTTTCAATTTGATATTGTGCGTCTTGTTCGTTGTCTGCATTTACATACGAAACAACATTAACTTCGACTCTAAACCAGTTATCCTCTTTTTCCCATTCTGGTGGGCAATGTACTTTATCATTTCTACTCATTATTCAACTCCCCTTTTTAAATTATTGTATTCATAATCATAAGCTAACATTACATCTTGCCAATGATATTCCCAAGTCGGATAAACTTTCTCCATAAATGATATGGCATTATCATACCCAA